AACACCCAGACAACAGACTGGATAAGCTCGTAACTCCTGTCATGCCCGACAATGGCGATAAATCAATAGCGGTTAAACTTGAACACCCATACAACAGACTGGATAAGCTCGTAACTCCTGTCATGCCCGACAATGGCGATAAATTAATAGCGGTTAAACTTGAACACCGTCCGAACATGTTAGATAAGCTCGTAACTCCTGCCATACCCGACAATGGTGATAAATCAATAGATGTCAATTTTGAACACCCCGCGAACATGTTAGATAAGCTCGTAACTTTAGTCATGACGGCAATCGACGTTAAATCAATCGAAATCAGACTATTACATTCTAGGAACACTTCTGAAAGGTCATTTCTGTCTCTATCGTTTTTGAATATATTTCCCCCGACGTATTCCAGATAATAACAAGCATTAAATCTCATACCATTAATCGCGCTATTTCCTATACTCCAGAAAGCTTTCAAATTTGATGTTGGGGGCGAACATTTTTTTACACCTTCTGCATTTTTAATCTCTACCTGATAAAAATTAGAATCACCATAAGTATGATAATAATAATCAGTTGAGCTCCCATTTGTCGTGCTACCATCTCCCCAATCAATAATAAAATCAGTATTGGTATGAGAGAGCACGAGAGTAACCCTCGAACTACCTCCTTGTAGCAACATTTGAATATTCCCATTCTCTTTAGGCTTAAAGGATGCAATATTAAGTACGAGTGTTATGTTTATTGAAATGGCAGATGTACCGACTGTTACATATCCAGAATAATCAAAATAACTGGGATGAGTTACTGTATATTCTTGATTTCCTTTTCCCAATGATAAAGTGCATTCACCGTACTGGTTTGTGACAGATGTTTGTGATCCTGATTTAATTGTCGCTCCTTCAATAAGAGCAGTGCCATATTTCACGATGAATTTCACATCTACAGCTGCATAGATTTCTATAGTGTTCGTCGTGTCTGATGTAATAGAAGAGAATGAGAATGTATTCCCGGCATATCCGTATGCGGATACACTTCCGGAGACAGCAGCTCCGGAACGTGGTAAAGTCACATAACCGTCCTTGTCGGAAATATATGATTGGTCACCGATGACAACACTAGCTCCTTGTACATACGTTGACTGATTGTAGACTTTTACTCTTATCTTTCGTACAGGGATATAAGTCACTTTGTAACTCTGAGTTCTTGTGCCGGCAGTTGTATATGTCTGCGACAGCAGTTCATGGTTATCTGCCTGATATGTAAATTCCACTTTAGTACCATCTTCAACTGCTACCTTATATTGCGTATCACTAACCTTCTCAAATTCAACATTACAGGTGAATACTGAGTTTGTCAATGTTTTGCTTTGTGAAGATGAGAATGTGAATGTTGTGACTGGTGTAGGCTTTAGCTGGCCATATGTGATAGTCAGTTCCGGGGATGCTGCATTGATCTTCGCCAATTGTGCTTGTGAAGCTACAGAGACGTAACATTTCCCGCTAACAATAGCCTTATCTGTGTTATTCCCGTTTTCATCGAGACCTTTCAATTTGATCAACTTAGCAATTATGTCCAATGTCGATATATTCCAGTCTACACCGATCAAGCGTACACGTTCTAACTTCATAGTATCAAGCGCAAAGCATCTGTCAATGATAGACAAGACATTAGCTTTGTTAGTATTCTCCCATCTGATTGTCGAAAGATTCTGTACACCATCAAGGATTAATCCTGTATCAGTAATATTGATCTGATTGAGCATGGTTAGGCTAGTAACGGTTTCCGGCAGGTGCATTGTACGCATATTCCCGGCAGCCGGCAGAAGTACTGCAGTAGTAGCTGAACCTTGTGCATATAGTTCTTCAAGGTTGTCGCATCCGGATACATCGATGGGCTGCGTGTAGTTCGGGCAGTTGGCCATGTTGAGCAGTTTGAGCATACGGTTATTGCCGACATATAAAACCGTCATATTTTGGTTCTGATATCCTTCGACAGTTGAACCGATGATTAGCTCTTTAAGCCGTGTCATCTTTGATACGTCGACCGATCCGGGATACAGAGCAGACAGATCACCCAGGGAGGTAATCAATGAAGCACCATAGATGATCGTTTCCGTGTCGTTGAAAGTCATTCCTTCCGGAGCGACCATTTTGAAGCTGTCATTAAATCCGACACGTTGTGATCTAGTGACCGATCCCCATTTAACGTTGAAGTACATAGCGTTGAATGAGGTCAGTGTGATGTCGGCACATGGTGCAATTCCTGTCCATACCGCAGGAGTATAGGTACGGAACACAGCAGTGTCACCCAGGACCGATCCGGCAAGGAACTTGCTGTCGAGATACAGGAAACGGTTTTTCCATATCCATTTGCCGTATAATTCACGGCTTCCCTGCAAGGCATACAGATAAGCTCCGGTCTTGACAATCTGAGGATTCTCATGAGACTGGGAGTAGTCCAGGTAACCTTCAATCAAAGGTTGCTCATACTTGAAATAACCGTCTTCATTATAAATAGCTTCACTCCATTTCTCCGCCTGCCGCTTGTACAGGTATTCGATCATGCGGTCATACGACAGGATGCCGCGCTGACGCATTGTATAGTACATTTCACGAATGTCATCAGAGAACGCTTCCTCTACGAGTTTCCATAATTCTGAGTCGGCACCATTCCAGACATTCTTATTTCCGATCACGTCTGAAATCTCGACATTATACAGGAATGCGATTAATGCTTCATTGTTGATAGGAATCAGGGTATCGTTATCATAGAAGATTAACAGCCATAGTTTGCTCCCTATCCGGGTGAGGAACTGGTTCTTGGCACGCTGGTCGGTCATACCAAGTGCCAAGGTTGTTAATGCGTAGAAAATAACGGGTTTCTTATCGAAGTATTGACTAAACTCTGACTTGAACTTTTCCACGTTCCCTTTACAGCTATTCACCCATTCAAATATCTTCTGAACATTCGTGATGTCGGTACCACCGTCAGGATACCGAGCTTCTATGTTATCTTCCCATCCGGTCATGTCACCGGTCTTAAATAGGGTAAGATCAGATGTGTTATTGGAGAACTCCCAGCTTTCATCTCCCTCCTTGAATCCGAATGTATTCTCTGCCACCTTATCCGTATTCAGGTTGATTTTACCGATGAATACAGGTGCGCTGTCCGCTGTTTCCTTGTGGAATAGCAGGAATGGCCGGCCGGCAACAGTAGTGCGGATCTTTGAGTCTGTTTTCTGCGCTTCGGTCAGGATATCCATCTCTTTGAGCATGGTGTCGATCATGTTAGCCACTCCTGTATTATGCGTACCGGAAGATTCTGCAAAATCGGTTTTAATACAGAAGATGGAAGCCGGAAGCACGTCTTCCGTTACCTGATAGGTATCTTCTTTCATTCCTGTCTCCGTGTAGGTGATGCCGTCCAATAGCTCAAATTTATAGTTTTTGCGGGAGTAGTATTGGGATGATGTACCCTGAACGTTATTTTTAACGTCTGCCACCCAGTTAAGAGATGAATCGACAGAAGAGAACAGATAGACCTTATTCGTCTTCTTGTCTCCCTTGTATTGTGGCAGGTCACCTTCGAATACAAGACAGTCGATCATCTTGTTTACCTTCTGAAAGGATACACTGCCATAGTCGTCGTAGATTTGATTGCGCAGGTACAGATCACGTTTCTTCTCTACGTCGTCCATGTCGGCAATGTAGTTGTCAAGCAGCTGGTACCGGTTCAGGTTATTGTTGTATGATCTGATATTGTAGATGTCTATGGTTGCGTCAGGACAGCCGATGGCAATATCTACAGGAACCGATTGCATGAAATTGTCCGCGTCCGGATACTGCATGGAACCGGACTTGATACCGTTTACGTAGATACCTACTAATCGGTTATCTGCTCTCTTCTCTACGACAAAAGCTAATCTGATACGTTCTTCGTCTTTGAATCGTGTGTCAATAGAGCTTTGCTCTGATTTAAGCAAGGCTGTTTGAGAAGTGATCTGAATACCACGATCCCCGGACCAGCAGGAGATGACAGGTGTGTCGTAGTTGTATACATCACGCACGGTAAATTCAAATTCAATCGTTTTGCCTGTCGCACGGAAATCGGAGGCAAAGAGATGCAGCGGAAGAGTAACCGATGCCCCACCGCTGATACGGAGACAGGAATAACCGTTATCGTCTTTCACCCAGCCGTTGTTCTTCCAGTTGAAGCCGGAGAATGAGGCGGTGATGTCATTGAACTTCCATTCTTCTTTGTTGGTATCGGAGTTACTCCGGTTCTGCGAAGTAAGATAGAGTTCCAGGTCCTGCGTCTCAGGTTCTACGATAATGGGTGATTCAGTTACGTTGACATTAAATGTTTTCGAAGTATTTCCACAGGTGATGGTTAAAGTAAGCGCACCGGCATCGTTCGCACGGTAGCTCCATGACTGCCTTGTACGGTCTACGGTTTGCGTTGATACTACCTGACCATTGGCAGACAATGTAATCTCGCTACTGGATGAAGCAGGAGAATAAACGATAAACGGGATGAGCAGGGTATCGTATTGTTCGATCTCTGTCATCTTGAATGAGGATGCAATGACAGGAGTATTGCTTCCGGATGAAATACAGATAATATCATAGAACAGATGCTCGCTTTCGATGTCTGTTTCATCAATGGTAGCGGTTGCATATACCTCTAAGATATGTGCACCATGCGCTTGAGGCGGAATACTGTATGTCTGCTGACGGTTGCTGATAGCGGTCTCAACGGTACCGATTTCCTTGCCGTCGATCTTAAAGTGAATAACCTTGGTTAGTGATCCGACAGGGGTATAGACAAATGAGATCGCTCCGACATAAGCCTTTGAATCATCGAATGTAGAAGTGACTGAGATGCTTACTGCGTTGATCTTGAATGTCAGTTTGCGGGTAGCTCCGTAACTGTCGGTAACTTGTACGACGAGGATGTTGTCACCTAAAGACAGGTATTTGCCTATATTGAATGAGACTTCGCCTTGGTTGATTGTTTCAGAGGCTACCTGTTTATTGTTTAAGGTATAGGTTGCGATACCTTCGCCGGTTTCCTCGCCGGACAAAGTAGATGAGTATGTGTACTTGATCAGTGTCTCCTTACCATGAACGGCCGTTGCATTTGACGGAGTGACAAAGGCAAGCGTGAGCTTTGTTCCTCCGCCGCCTGCAGCTGCTTTCACGGGATAGAATACACCTGCTCGTTTTTGCATCATATAGTTGCCGTCCGGAACTAGATCGAATGATTCATCTGTGTTATCCATCTCACCTAGTGAGGTAGAACCGAATCCACTGTTTTTAGGAACTTCTGTTAATCCTATTGCCATAACATTACTATTTTCGGGATTTTCTTTTTCTGATTCTGTAACTCCATAATCGGTGTCGGCCATCACGACGACACCACCGGACAGCCGGGTCATTTTACCGACATTCAAGCCGCCCTCGATATCGCAGCCTTCTTTAGAAGTAAAGCCTTTATTGAAAGTATCTTTGATGTCTTTACGTGCATAACGATCATCACCGAATGATTTAGAGGAGATGGGTTCGAGCTTGTAATGCTTACGCTTATTAGTAACGGGAATTGATTCATCAGGAACGAGTATATAAGCATTTGTTTTCCCATTTTCCTTGACTGTTATAATTTGTCCATCAATCGGAAAATATTCCTCTTCTTCAATATTCTGTGCATATCGGGTTGCTTCCTCCAGTGATTCCCAGCCATCCGTGGAGTCGATAAAACGATCCGTTGTTCTTCTATATTGAGCGGCGAAGCTTGAACCTTTTATATTCAGTTTTACCATATCCTTATACTATTTTAAAAGTGAATGTATCCGGGTCGTTGAGTCCACCGGTTTGCAGGTACCATAGATTATAATCAATAGCTTCGCTACTGTTTGCGCCTTCTACTGATATCTTGATAGGACCTATACAGTATTCTTTATCTTCTGCAAAGTTGGCGGGATAAGAAGTCAGAGACAGTTCTGACAGTGTGCCTGAAGGAACACATACAGCCACTATTTTCCAGTTTGATGCAGGGAACTTAAAGGTACCGGGACCGGTATAGAATCCACTTGTGCCCAATGCCCTTATATCAGCAGATGACTGAGGAATAGAGGAGCATACCCCTGCGAACCATTTACGCCTCACATTTACACTAATCTTATTATTTAAAGTTTGCTGCGGTATGGTATTATCTGCGCTTGCAGCATAAACTACTGTGGCAGCATAGGTTTCCCCCTGAGTATAGTATCCGTCTAAGACTCGTACAGCTCTTTGCTCGCCATTGCTCTCTGCTGAGAATTCCATTTTGAATGCTTCATTGTAATCATAATATGCTTTGATCATTTCACCGTTACCATACCTGCTTGCTATATAAGTGATCTGTCCCTTAGCCGTCCCATATTCGACGTCATTGGACGTTGACAGATGTCCTACTAGAGATGCCGACTCTGCATGTGAGAGCATTGTCCTGAAGAGACTTTCGTATGTTGTTCCTTGTTTCAGAACATCGCCGGGCTTAATGTAGCCGGTTTGTGGAGCTGTGACGCGGATATCCTTGGTCAGGCTCCCTCCGGATCCGGGCATATTCTTATATCTTTCATTCAGGAAAGATAATACGGCTGCCACATCCCGGTTAGATACACTGTTCTTCAGAATGGCTTGATCAATGTAATCAATGAGTTTATCTATGACTTCCTGGTTATCTGCCATGTCAGTTGAATTGTGAAGTGAATTGTTCGGTATGTATGCGTGCGGATCCGAAATCATCATCACCGAATGATCCAACTCTTTGCTCTGAATCACTAAAATGCAAGGTTAACTTGACACTCTCCGGAGAAATGGCGCGAGCTGCTCTGGTCAGGTTCTCAGCTGTGACGTTAACTCTGATATTTCGTCCGTCCATGCCGAGGATACGGACGTCTTCAGAGGATAACATATCGATCAAAAAAATTAGTTCATCATTCGTCCGGTATCCTGATTCTACAGTCATAGATTCTTTCCCGGATAATCTTTCCCAAGATTCTACGTAGTCGTCTATAACTTCATCATACACATTGAATGCGTTCTCTTCGTCAGCTTCGCGCTTGATGGTACCGATACCGGTGATTTCGATTAACTCATAGGAACCGTATGAATTGAGAAACTGCAGGAGATATCTTTCGCGGCTGATTGTGCCCGGCGTAATGACGATCGTGCAAGATTTTTTCTCTCCTACATACACATCAAATACGGAAGCCAGAATATGATGTGTATCAAACAACTGCTTCCGGAGGCGATATATATTCAAAGCGACCGGTTGCCCGGCTGATCCTTCTATCGTTGTCTCTATTCCGTTTGTGAGGACTTTCATAACTCCTCCTTCCGGATAGATGAAAGGCATAGGCAGCAACTCCGTTTCCCTGATCGTGATAAGTTTTCCGGTCGTTCGTGTAGTCTGGAAGAAGTTCACTTCCGGATTCATTAACTTCCAGAGAAAGACGCTTTTGTTTTCTTCATGCAGATGCCGGAGCATTCGCTTGCTGACTCCTCCGATAAACACGTTTAGATATAAAACCTTTGTTTCCCCATTTGCGTTTGAAACGTTGATTGTAATGCTTTTGGCACAACTATCTGCTTGGAGCAGGATCTTCTCAGACTCATTATATAATTGTGCCGGTCGCACGACATCAGCAAGGATGTCTTGTAGAAAGACAAAGAAGTCGCCTTCTCCGCTGCCGGTGAATATTTCTTTTCCATCAGCTGAAATGGTATAGGTTGCACGCGAGCTGCTACTGATCGATAGCTTAATCGGGTTCCCGGTCAAAGCCATGCTGGCCGGATATATGTTTACTGATAGTAGGCTCATTTTACTTGGTAGTTAGGTATAACAATAGATCCCTGTACCTGATAATCACAAGCACATTGATGCTGTAAGAAAGCCTCCCGCTCCGCAGTCGGAAGGGTGAGGAACTCAAAGAACTCATCAGAAGTAGCAGAGGCATTCCCTGAATACGATTTATACGCAAGCAACATTTGTTCGATGTCGGCGGATTGTATAGCTGCTGTAATGGTCACTTGATTATTCATAATTGCAAAATTGAAGATTATAACATGAGTGATAAAGGACAACTAAAACAGTTCGGCACGCACAAACTGGTCATATTGCACATCGTAATGCACTCCTCCTTTAGGATCGCTGATGTCGTAATGCATGGTACCACCTGATGTACCTAGATATGTCCGTACCCGGTAGTATAGATCAAAACTGTGCGTTGCCTTATAAATAAAGTATTCTTGTTTATTATTGAAGTCCTCTTCAGTCGGTACAGACAAAGGTATCTTTGCGTTAGGAGCATCCGTTGATGCGTTCTTGTACTGCAGATCATAAATGGTTTGGTCTTTTCCCAATTTACTTCTCCATTCATCTACTTGGCTCTTGGTCGCAGCGTTGACAGCGGCTGATCTATTATCGAATCGTTTCCATGTATAGAGTTGTTCAACAATAGGTACAGTTTGCTCTTTGTCTAAATCAAAAGGCTTAAGTAGTTTGATAGTTCGCAGCTTTACTTTAGCCGGATCGGAGGATCGATATGGGAGTGTATATCGGACTGAATCAGGTAACATACGTTGACCATCCAGCAGGATAGGGGACAGGAAGCTCGGATTCATACATTGTTGTGCAGACAGATGCACATCAGTCTCGACCACATGATTGGCATGCCGGAGTATTGCATCGTAATCACGCCAAAAATGACTGAACAATCCGTATTGGCCAACAAAAGTGAGTGATATGTGACAGGCTTCACCATACTGCTTATCCAGTGCCGGCTTACCTTGTGAATCTAAACAGTTTTGTGAACCGTAGACCAAATAGCTGTCTGAGTCAAAAAACGAGAAGCAAAAAGCGAGTGGAGTCTGGTATTCCAGATTCTCGGATATGTCGACGTCTGAACTTGTAATAGTAGTATAGCGATGTACTTTGCTGAAAAGATAAAGCGGGACGGAGATAATTTTGGTTGTGCTTACTTTAAACATAGCCAGCTTGGACGGGAGGAATTCATCAACAGAGGAGATCTCTTTGTATGCCATATCTGCTCCTCTGTCCCAAGAAAAGAATTCGGAGGATACAAATTCAGTTTGTTGGGTGACATTGTCTGTTTTGTAATAGGCTGCATACTGAGGCTTATAGACTAGATATCCTCCAGCTTTAGTCGTTACGATATAATTGTATGGCTTGAGAAATTTGTCCAGTGATTCGGCGGCGGGTGCAGCGGAAGATTCATCCGTCGGGCCTTTCACATTAGTTGAAGCTGATAATTTAAGTTGCTGTGGCTCTTCAAAATTAATGACCGGTTTTGATGCTTTCAATAGTGTCCAGTCTGAAGAGTGAGGAGCGTTGATGATATCTCGTATAAATTTAAGCCGGACGCTGCGGGTGTTTCCATCGACAAAATAGAGCAGACCGAAACGGCACCAAAGTGCTTGCATGAATTCATTGATGGTGCAATCCGGCATCAATTCGGAATATTTCAGGATACCTTTGACACAGCAGTCTGCGGCATTATTAAGTACTACCAGCTGTTTGAGCTGGTGGTGTGTAGTGAATGGATTTTCGATGATGGTGTAGCCATAGGCTGCGAAGATGGTTTCAAGTATGTAGCTTACTTTTAGGAATGGTGTGACTCCATAACCTTCGGGTAGTGATACTTCTACCGGCCCGTCATCTATGAAAAAAGTTTCTGTTCGGGCTGCTCCGAATGATCCGTTATAGTTGTTTAGATATTCTAGATAGTCTATGGTCTCTTCATCTACTTTACGGTTGTAAGATACGGCTATAGGAAAAAGGCAAAACGGAGAGTCTTCTTTTGATCTATTATCTAAAATATAGGAAACGAGAGCAGATACTCCTCCTTCCGGTTTGTAGACCGGCATGTCCAGAGATTGCAGGGAAACTGCGTTCCAAATGCTGTATAATTCGGACTCACTAAAACCAACATTAAAGGTAATACCTTCTTCCTCGGATGCGCTTACCACATTCATCTTCCCGACGCGGTGATATACGCCATCGGCAATCGTGATACGATCATCTTTGGCAGGAGCGGTATCAATGTCGGTTCGCTCAATGTGCTTGTTTAGGCGAAGGTTCTTCTTTGTGCCCGGTATGGTGGCTGCGATGGACTGGGAACCGCGCTCATTATAGATAGGAGAACTGTCTTCTATCTCTGTATTGAAATCTTTCTGTAGGTCGAAAGTTCCGGAGGCGTTAGATATTTTGAGTGACATGACTGATTTATTTAGTTGATCGGGTAAACGGTTTCTTTGTTTTTTCGTCCAGCTCTTCTGCTTTATGGATATCGCGTAGGGTGACGTATGCTTTCAAGGTTTTAAGCGTACTAATGAGGCGGCCTATCTCTTTGAGCAATCCTTCAAGTTCGGTAGCGGATAGTGCTGCGTTGCCAGTTTCCTTGCTGTTCTCTTTGTAATTGTCAACAACCGAATAATTTCCGGAGGCACGCTGGGGAATATGTCCGCTGCGGGCATCTTCGATGGCATCCACTATCAAAGGATAGTTAATGTGTTTCTGTAGTCTGGCAAGATCTTCAGCGTTAATGATTAATTCAGCACCATTTTCGGAAATCAGGGAAGTGCGTCGGACGATTCCGGTAGGGGAGGATCCGATGTAAGGTACATTACGGTAGTTCTTGCCATCATCTTCTCCGATCACATCATAGCGTCCGGACGCCCATTGTGATACGCTGACTGTTGCCCGTTTGGTAGAATCGGTGGAGTCAGTATCATTAGAAGAACTGGATGAATGCTTTCCGCCTACCAGTCCTTTTAGTGTGGACTTGGCTGTAGCAAGTGCAGCCATGATCAATCCGGAGAGGATGGCGGCGCGTGCGGCACCGGAAGCTCCGAATGTTGCGACAGAGTCGGGCATAGCCATTGCTTCTGCCGTAGATCTGGCTACTGCACCGGTAGCTGTCGCTGTCGCTTTAATAATTTCTGCATTAATAATCTTACCCAGCACATCGAATATGATATCGATCATGGTATCGGCAAAGCCTTGCATGGCATTTTCTTGTCCGGAGATCAGGTTACCCACTGCAGATCCTAACTCGGATCCATATTGCTTATATGTGTTGATACGTTCCTGGTATTGTTGCTGTTCTTTCTTGGTCTGTGCTTCGGTCTTCTTTTGCTCAGCTTCTTTTGCTTTAGCATGTGCAGCTTGTTCTTCTTTCAGACATTTGACTTTGAAGTCCAGCAGCTGCTTCTCTACTTGCTTCCGTTGTTCTGCATTTAATCCTGCAAGAGAAAGCATACGTTCCAGGTGCATGACGGTGAGCTGTTCCATCGCATCATTGTATGCAGTCTCGGAATTAAGATTCTCATCCTTTCCGGAAGCATATAACTCTTTTAATTCCTGTTGCTGACGTTCATAGTCTGTTTTTTCTTGATCAATCAGTTCTTGGGTATGTTCTTTTTGCATCTTCAGCTTCAGATCATTGATCTGATTTTGGATCTCAATGCCTTCTTTAGATTTTGTACCGGTGACTTTCAATGAACGTTCCAGGTATTCCATCTGAAGACATTCCATTTCTTTCTGAAATTGCTTTTCGGTCTGCAGAGTTTCATCTCCTCCTTCCAAGTACATTTCTTTCAGGAAGGCTTGCTTCTGAGCATAGAGCATCTTCTCTTTCTCTAACTGTTTTTTTAATTTGTCTTCATCATTATTGCCTCCAGTCGGGGTGACTGTAGTGGTGGTACCATTTCCCACTCCAGGCTCTTTCTTTTTGAACTTTTCGGAGAATACTGCACTATATTCTTTTTTTAGTGCTTCAAGAACTTTCTTTTCATCAGCTATTTTTGTGCGTACATCTTCTCTAGCCATAGATCCCATTAATGAATTGTCTTTTAGTGCAGGAGATCTTTCTAATTTTTCTATTGATTTATAACGATCGAAGAGTTCTTCACGCAATGTCTTGAGTTTAATATTCCTGTTTAGCGCTGCATTCATATCATCCAGCTTTGTTGTCGTCTCATTGATAACTTTACCTTCTTCATTGATTTGCGCCCGGTATTCAGGCATAATTTCTTGAAGTTTGGTAATTGCGGTTCTTCTTTCGTCTAAAGATTTGTTCCCGTCATGGATCGTATTCCATAACTTTCCAACCTGTTCTTTTTCTTCCTCATACAGTTTTGCTGATTTCTCATGAAGTTTATTCATGGTTTTTTGGATATCATAGCGTTCCCGGATAGCTTTATTCCATTTATATGAAACGGCAATAACTCCAACTATGAGTGAGGCTATTAGGGCAAACGGACTTAGTTTCATTATAAGAAACAATTCCTTCATTGCTACTTTAGCTGCTTTCAAATTCCCTGTTAATGTTGCAGTAACAGCTGTGTAGATTAATGTTGAAGCAGTAACTATTTTATCCCAATACAGTCTTAACTTTTGCATTGCGATATATTCTTTCGATGCAACTGTCGTTTGCGCTGTCCAGAAGTTTTCAAGTTTTAGAGCGGCAATATAGATCCCGATGATGGTTGTTAGAGTGATGATGGCACTGGAATGCTTGCCCAAGAAGCTGATAAGATCGACGAGTTTCCCAGTCCAGCTTGTCGTACTGTTCATAACACTGACAATGGCAGGATTGAGTTTTTCCATTAGCTCTATTCCCATTTCATTCATCTTGTTCTTAGCCTGTGCTAATTTTGCCGCCGCTGTGTCCGATTTGGTTGCTGCCTGTTCCATAGCAACACTAGTTCCTGTAACAGCTTCGGTATAGTATTTGACCTTCTCCGCCTCATTGATCAGAACAGATGCGACGTTATAACCTTCCTCACCGAACATCTTTTTGATCTTCGTTGCTGATAACTGTTTTTTCTGTAGATTGTCCAAGGCCGTTTCCAAACCGACAATTTTGGGATTGGTATCGTCAGCACCTGTCTGAAGGGTGAGGAAGAACCTCTTTAAGCCGGTGCCTGCGATCTCATCCTTGATACCCTTCTCGCCTAAAGTTTCGATTGTACCGACTAGCTGCTCAATGGGAATATTGGCAGATGCAGCTGCCACTCCGGAACTTTTGATAGACTTCGTTACGGATTCGACAGCAGCAGATCCGTATTTAGATCCGGCAGCCATGACATTAGCATAGCGTGCAGCCTGATCAGCTCCATCCCCGTATTGATTAAGTGACAGAGTAACGGCATCAACTGCATCTTTCAGGGTCATCCCGGAAGCGGAAGCCAGGATCAGTGTTTGCTCTGTGACTGCGGCCAAGGCTTCTTTATTTGAAAGAAGTTCAGGTTTGGCAGATCCGACCAGTTTGTAGGCATCCATGATCTCCGTTGCAGATTGGCGAATACGAATGCCCGACTCTGTCACTGTAGTGGAGAGGCGGATAGCTTGTTGTTCCAGCCAGCCAATGCTCTCCTCGGACAGACCGGTCAGTGCTTGAACATCGGCTTTGACATCTTCACGTTCATTGCGCTTTTCCCTGAGCTGGTTTAGCTTTAGGCTTATACCCGTGATCATACCGAGTACCGTCCCGGCTAGTCCGATGTATTTATTAATGAAATTGGCCGTTTTCCCCCATGCGGTACCTTGGCAACCGATCTCAATATTCATTTCTCTTTGTGCCAATGTGATTTCGGTACAAACTCGTTTGTATTGTCTAAGAGTTGTGTTGTATTGCTCTGTGCCGCGTTGTTCTAAGCGAAGTTCGTTTTGCAGCTTACGTTTAACGGCAATTAATTCATTGTAGGTGACCCCGGACAGATTGTTTAGGATACGTTCTGTCTCTTTAAGCTGTCCTCTGTGTTCTTTTTCCTGCTGTTGTAGCTTACTGATCTCGCTCCGTAACTTCTGTGCGGCGAGTGTAGTACCTTTGCCGGATTTCTCCAAGTCTTCCAGCTTCTTTTTATACTTTTCGGTTTGAGATACTATTTCATTAATACCTTGCTTGTAATTGGTGGTATCGAGGTATATTTTAATGCCTCTGTTATCTACTTTGCTCATAGGATTATCGTAAGAATATGTGAGTTAGGTCTAGAGTCATGTCTGCACAATATTTGGCAGCGATATCTTCTAATTCTTTTATATGGTCTGATATGATGGGATTGAACCAGTCTACGGCTTGGCGTTTCCCTTCTCCTATTTTACCACGGCTATCCGGATCCATTTGTTTTAGTGTACCGTATTTGTCCGTCCATTTACTACCAATAAAACCTCCGTGACCTCGATAAGCTCCTTTTGCAAAATAGACTCCATGCCTGGCAAATTTGAAGCCAATGCTTCTTGGCTCTGTTTGATATGTCTTATCAAGATGTATTTTGTGAGTAATGCTCTCTGACAGCTTTTCTCCATCGTTTTTACCTCGATATGTTTTATGCAGGAGTACGCTGGCTTTGAGGTATTTTTCAACTTTGGATGCCCATGCATTTAGCTCGTTTTTAAATGAGTTGACATGATCTATATTTTGAGCGCGTTGATATCGGTCAGTGTCTCCGTCTTCTTTGAATTGAAAGTGAATGGAAGGCTTGTTTCCTGCTGCAACGAATGCGGGAACTTCAATTCCGCTACGGATGGCAAGATTCTTTAGTTTCTTGAAATTACCTTTTGTCATGGAAGTGTATGCTTCTATCCAGTCAGACAGAAGGAAGTCGTCGAGGTCTTTTCTCATAGCCAGTATTCAGGTTTGATAGTGTAGTTGAAAGAGTTTAATAAATTGAATCCAATTAAGACTCCATAGAAATTATCGGCCAGTGGACCTACTCCGCGTATGGTAAAGCTGTCCGGATCTAGGGTAGTCAGACTGTAACTTGATGAGAATTGCTCATTCATCATGCGAGCGATAATTTGATGAGCTATCAGGCGGCATTCTTTTTGTGCGTCCATTATGGTTTCGGTGCGTTCGGAATTTGTATTTTTCAATACGATAAAGAAGTATTGTAGCTTTTCCGTCATGTTATCAGGTTGCCAAGAAAAGTCAGAATTAGAACCGTCGATTGCTATTAATATTGTCCCTTTGATGTTAGATAAACGATCTTCTATTGACAGGAATTGTTCTTCCTCTGTAGCTGGGAAGAATCGTTGTTGTTCATCTGTATGAGCTATTGATCTGAGTTGACTGGCGAGGGATTCGCCATATTGAAAATGATTGTATTGTCCCATAACGGCATAATGTTTAGGTTATGGAGACAAAAATAGCCCGCTGTGAGCGGGCTATAAAGGACACTATAGAAGTGAGGTTATGGTATGATTAGTAAGCTGAGTATTAATATCATGAGGGATAGCCAACAAAGCTTGGCTATCCACGAACGTGATGCTTTGCAGAGTGCCAGGCAAATGAGTATAGTGCATCCTATGGAAATAATTGTAATCATCCTTATTCTTTATTATTTGTTTCAGGAAGCAATATATGGATTAATCCGGATAATTGCAAGGTTTCATATCTATTCATAATTTCTAGAATTTAAATTGGTTGAAAACATAATATACGGATACTAAGTTTAATATGGCTTTTATTCCGGGACGCCTTGCTCCGCGGGGCAGGCTACAT